TTCGCAGCAGGTGTCGGCGGTGCCATCACCGGACGGGGTGCTGACTTATTAATCATTGACGATCCACATTCGGAGCAAGATGCCATGTCGCCAACAGCGATGGAGTCTGCTTACGAATGGTATACATCTGGTCCTCGTCAGCGTTTGCAACCAGGAGCAAAAATTATTTTGGTAATGACGCGTTGGTCTACAAAAGATTTAACAGGAATGTTACTTGCCAATCAGAAAGAAGCGAAAGCTGATCAGTGGCACGTGGTCGAATTTCCGGCAATCATGGACCAAGGAACAGAGACTAAACCAGTGTGGCCAGAGTATTGGAAGCTAGAAGAACTTGAGAAAGTAAAAGCAACATTACCTA